GCGGTGCTGCTCGTCACAATCTCAGGCGCCACCTCGACGGCAGACAGATCGGCAACCGGCTGTGTTTCCACTGCTGGCTGTTCGGGCTGTTCAGGCGTCTCTGCAGGTGCCTGCGGCTCGGTGTCTTCAGCCATCGGCTGCTCTCCCTTGCTTGCAAAATAGCGGTCCAGAAATGCTGCAATGCGGCCCCGGACCACGTCGGGCTGCGCATCGCCAAAATATGTACTCAGCAGGGCGGTTGCCTGCGCTGGAAGGTCTCGCAAATCGGCCTCAAGCGAGAACATGCCGCCGCGTGTCGCTGCAGGATCGTCGACCACGTCACCGGCTTTGATTGCCGCGAACCGCATCGGCCACATGCCGCGCTCGGCCTTTGGCTTCGCATCGTTCGCAGCTGTAAACGCCTGCAGGTCTCCCTGGTCAAGCTTCGTCGCCAAACTCACGCCGAATGATTCCGGGTCAGACTCCGCCAGATCCATGACGTAGTTTCCCAAGTCGCCTTGTGGACTCGTGAACGCGGCGTCTGCAATGTGCAAATCTCCGCGCAGTGTGTCGCCGTCAATCCGCAGATTCTTCCACCGGCCCAGATAACTGCCCATGCCATCAGCAGACATGTTCGGGTGCGTGAATCGGGCTTTCAGTCCGTTCGGGCTGCGTGTGCTCAGTGCCAACGCCTGATCCAGCGTTTTCGCGTCAACAGTCCACGGTCTCACCTCGGCGTCGTTTAGGTTTCCCACCTGCATCAATGACGCGCCGAAAATGACGTTGGCCTTCCGGTCAACTCTGACCGGCGGTGCCGGCAGTCGATCGGTGCGAAACATGCCCGGATCTGTCAGCGTTTTGATCGTGTTCATTGTGCCTTGTCCCTCGCTTCCATCTGCCGCTTGACTTTGCTTGACCAGGCCTTGCCCGGGTCTCCGCCCCACAGTGCCCACGCAATCCTTCCATTCGACGGATACCCCGGTTCCCCAGGGCTGAACCCCTCGCCCTGTTTGTCCACCTCATGCCGCGCGAAGAATGACACCATGCGGTTGATCGTGTCTGGACTCATGGCCTTCCCGTTGTTGAGGTCTCGGGCGCGTGCAATCCCAACGGCAGTGCCACCGCGCTTGAATTCGCGCCGCCATTCAAGGCCCTGTTTCGCTTCCGCTCGAACGCCTGCCGGCGGTCTGAAGTCAATGCCCGTGTATTTCTTTGCAACGGCCAGCGTAGCCACGCCGTAATCCGCTCCGCTGTCCTGTTCATCATCATCCGGATCGTCTGGCATGTCCGGCTGATCCAACTCCAGATCCGCACGATAGGCTGCCATGCGGGCTTCCATGTCGGCCTTTGCTCGCTGCTCACGTTCGATCTGCTGCAACGTCTCGTCAAAGTCACGGCCACGGCTCGCAAGGCTTTCCGTCTGCGTCGTCAGGCCAGATTCAATCGCCAGAATATCGGCCTGCACTTCCTTCTGTGGGTCAACCCACGGCCAGCCCGGAGGGATCCACTGGTGCTGCAAAAAGTGGTCTCGGTTTTCTTCGTACTTCAACGGATCGACGGGCAGAACTCCCTGCACCACAGCACGATCAATGAACCTTGCCCAGACCTTGCGGAACACCTGCTCAATCAGGCAGGACTGCCACACCTTGAACGTAATCCGGCCATCAATCAGGGCAAGACGCCCGCCGCTGAAATTGTTGGTGAACTGTTTCGCGAGTAGTTCATACGGATAACGCAGGGCAGCCGCAACCCCATGCAATGACCACTCAACATACGGTGCCAGTGTCGTGCCCGGTCGCGCCGGGTCGCTGAACGTGATCCCCTCACCCTCAGCTAGGTATTGAATGGTGCCGGGTGCCAAGTCTTCCAGATTGCTCCGGCTGCGGCCAGCATCGGCCAGTGTCGCCGGGTCAGTCACGCCCGTGACAAATGCCCCGTGACAGGCTGCTACCTGTTCGGCAATGAGGTTCGCATACACAAAATCCTTCAGGTCTTTCAACTTCGGCATGGCTGGTGCCAACCACGGAACGCCACGCAACTGCCCCGGAGTCTGCTCTTCGTAGCAGTGCAGCAGGTCGTCAAGACTGACCTCGTTTTCCCGCAGGTCGTACCCGTAGGAATCATTCGGCAAGGTCTTCGTTACATACGCTGCAATCGGCTTGCCTTTTGCATCCAGTCGCAGCCCCAAACGCCGAATGGCAGTCGGTGCCAATGGCCCATAACCAAACAGCGGAATCCGCTGCGGATGGATGACCTGAACCGTCAGCGTGACGGGCTTCGCGGGGTCGTCATCGTCCGCCATGTGCAGCCACGATTCGCCAAAAATCGCGTTGCACCGCTCCAGCATCCGCTGCTTCGTGTGCCACCCCTCGGCCTCGGCCCATTTCTGAAACAACCACTCGGACATAACGCGAAAATCTTCGGCCTGTCGTGGTGTCAGGATGCCGCGTTCGGGCTGCACTCGACACTGCGGGCGAATGCCCACGCCAATGACGTTATCGACTCGCCCGTTGATTGCAGACGCAGCGAAAACGTCCGTCCGGTACAGATCCACCGCCCGGTCAATCAACGTCTCCAGCTCAGACTGAAGTGCATCGTTTGTCGTCAGCTTGCTGGCCAGCCACTTTTCGCCGCGCAGGCGGTCGTGGTCTGATGCCTCCCATGCCGTGAACCGCTCTGCGGCCCTCTGGCTGATGGCCAGACGCAGTTCATGGTCAACACGGGCTTTGACCCGCTTTGCCGCCAACACGGGACTCACGGCCCCAATAATGCGGTCCAGTCGCGTGGGCTGTGCTGCGCTGTGCACTCGCTTCTGCAGGTCAGACATTGCGGAACCTCACGAGATTCCGGGACCGACTCATTCCGCCGGATGCCTGCCGTCTCAGGTCGGCAATTCTGGCGTCCAGCTCTGCCAACCACGTGCTCGTCGGCTCCTTCTGCACCATCTGCCCGTCAACGGTGTAGCTCACCACGGGCGCACCGGACAGCAAAGCACCCTCGACTTTGTCGCGGATACCCTCAAACAGTGCCAGACGGTCTGCAGCGGATCGTGCCATGCTGCCACTGTCGCAGCAGGCCGGCCAGACTTCCAGCCCCGGTTTCCAGACAACTGGAAGTCAGCGGGCTTTCCGTCGTTCTTCGCGTGCCTTTTCGTAGGCGATGGCAGCCGCCTGCTTTGGCGGTCTGCCTTCGCGAATCAGCAGCCGGATATTTTCCGCAATAGCCTGTTTTCCGTAGCCCTTTTTCATCGGCATTTCTCAGCCCCTCCGGATCACAGTCTGAAAACGATTGCCACACCCACAGGCTCTGTACTGTGTCGAAAACTCGCCTGTGGTCGCTGTGTGCTGGACGGGTGAAAACTGGCCACACTGCGGACACGCACCGCAGCCGGGAACCCTGTGTGGTGCCGTGTAATTGCGTTTGACGTATCCCGGCGGTTTCAGTGGCTTCATTTCCAACCTTTCACGAATTTTTCGGGCTTTTTGCCTGAAATAACGCCGTTTTGTGGCCGATTTTCAGCGATTTTTTCGGCCCGTTTTCGCTCGAATTCTAACACGGAATGCCCCACAAACGCCAGATAACACGCATCCAGCAGGTGGTTGCGTGAAAATGTTTGCGTCCACTTCGTCACCGTGCCCTTGCCCACCTGGAATTCCTGCACCTCACGCTCTGCGGTCAGTTGTTTTGCCACTTCCATCCGGCCTTCCGGCTTATCCGTCCGTGGCAGCAACAATGCCGCCGCACTTGTGGCTTCCACGCTCAACGCCTGATGCACTCGCCGCTTCCAGTGGTCCGCGTTGTTCTGATACTCGCGATAACGCTTCGTGCCGTCCAGAAACGCCACGTCGTGCCAGCCCTCGCCAATCCTGAGTGTGATTTTGCTTTTGTCTTTCGGTGCGTGGTACGTCGTGCCTGAATGCTGCTTAAATCCGAACCCCTTGCACGTGTTCCACGTGTCATTCGTAGCGACGATGGACCGAATCAGATCCGTTTCCCAGCCGGCGTCAATCATGACGATTTCCGCCCCGCGTTGTCCGCCGTTCTCCAGCTCCCAGCCAGCCTCAAATTTTTCCATCAGCAGCCGCACAGCCTGCCGAATGGCTGTCGGCAGGTCCGTCAATTCTCGCTGGATCGGCTCATATCCGTAGTCCACACAAAACGGCTGCCCGCTCGTGTCGTGTTTTGCAATCACGAACCAGTCCAACTGTGCCGCTCGCACGTCCACACCGGCTGCAATGCGGCTGCAATCTGCCGGGACCAGCCCCCGCCTGTACTGGCTTTGGCGGTGCATCACGGTCTTCCAGTCCAGTGGCTCAACGGCCGTTTCCTTTGGCTTCGCCGGCAGTGCCCAGGTCCACTGGAGAATCTCCCGCTCTGAGTTGTCGCGGTCAACCTCACGCATCCCACGCCATTCATCCGCACCGACGATGCCGGCAGTCACAAAGGTGTTCGTGGCTGCAGAATAGCGGAAACCCATCGTCTTCGTCGCCGGTATCTCGCCGTGCAACGATCCATCCGGCAGAATGATCTGGCCACGGTGCCTGAGCCTGGCCTGCGTGAGTTGCTGAATTCGCTGTGCATCGTCAAACAGGATACCGCAGGCAGGGCAGGCCCAACGGCTCGCCGCCTCTGCCTCTGCCTCTGTGGTCGCATCGTGCCAGCCAATCAGATTGTCACGACTCGGCACAATGAATTCACCGCAGGAAAAGCACGGAAACACAACCTCGCCTGCTGTACCCTGGCTCCATTCCTGCCAGATTCGGCCCGTCTCCACTGTCACCGTCGATTCGAGATAGATCCGGGCTTGTCCGCTCGCCCTGTAGGCTCGCACTCGGCCCTCCATTTGCTTCAGCTTCGTGGCTTCGTCGGACTTGCCCCCGACCTCGTCCAAGTGGCTCACCTCCGTGACCACCAGCACCGGCCCCGTGAACCCGGCGCGTTTGCTGTCGTCGCCACCTGCGCTGATGAATTTGAGCGCGGCCCCGTTGTTGAACTGAATCAAACTCGGCGTTCCACCGCCAGATCCGCTGCCTTTGCGTGGCAGGAATTGTGCGTAGCGGCTGGCCTCAATCGCCGGCCTGATGTCCATCTTCCATTTGTCCGCTGCCATGTCCATCGTCGGCAGCCCGAACAGGACCGTCTGCACTCGCTCAAACAGGTGGTACAGAATCGGAATCACCACAAACGCAAGTGTCTTGCCCGACTGCTGCGGACCTGTGCAGGCGTAGCGGAAAAACTGCCCGGCATCGACCGCGTCAAAAAATAACCCGTGTGCCGGCTGGCGTGCGACTCGGAAACGCTGCCCCTGGTAGGGTCCATCGGGCAGGATGATTTCGTCCTCAGAAAACTGCCGCATCGTCCGGTATGGTCTCAACACCACATGCCGGGCAAATACGTCACGCAGTGCCGCTGCCGACGGTTTCGCGTACAGATCCCACGGGATCTGATGTTGTGGTGTCGCCATGTGCATTTGTCAGCCGCTCCAGTCCCTGCAAAACCTCCTCATTCGCCTCCTGC